CTAGTACGCTTCCATCATTACGAACGATCTTTAGTTTTGCCATGGTTTGCCCCTTAGTTAGTTTCTTACGCTGTTGTTACTGCGATTGTACCTGATACGTTCCATGTAACACTTTGAGTACTTAGGCTTGCGACATCTCCGTTAACGGGAGTGATGTTGTTGACCAAGCATGTCATGGTGTACAAAGGATTCGTTGCAGATACAGCAGCAGATGTCTGCTTAAATGTAACTGTAGTGTTTGTTCCCCATGTGCTGTTAAGTGTCTGGAGTGTCTTTGCAGATGCTTCGTCGTTCAAGAAGTCGATTGTAATGCTTGAAGCTTCCAATCCCTTTACAAAACGATGACCTTGATCGCCAAGCGTTGTGACTTCCAATTCGTCAAATGCGCGGTTGATAGTTACGCTCGTTACTAGTGTTGAGAGATCAACCGAATTAACAGTTAGAACTCCGGTATTGGCTAGATAAACTGACATCGGTTATTCCTCTTCCTTTTTAGTTGCTGGCTTTACTGCTGGTACTTCTTTAACCTGCCCGATCTTGATCAGAAAGGCTTCGTTCTCTTTTTCCCAATCGGACATAATTAACTCCAACTCGTTAGGATTGATACGGACATCTCGCAGCTGAGTAGGTCACCCGATGCAGCGTTGAGAATACTTGGTGCGCTGATTGCGCTTACATTATAGACTAGAGATGATGCGGCTAACTTAGCGAACACGCGACACACAAAATCTTCTATGCCGTTGAGGTTGCCCTCGTTGTCGTAGAGAGGCGCGACAATGATCAAGCGAAAGTTAGCCATCGGACTGATAGCAATTTGCCCGTTATTGTTAGGCGTAATGTATTCGTCTGCGGGGCTGACAATAACTGAGTTAGCCAATACTGTCGCAGGTGGAAAGGCAAAAACTTGGTAGCGCGTATTGTCTACTAAGGCAGTTGCTAAAGTGGTGCGGAGTGTAGTTATAGGTGTGGACATCGATTACCCGACCATTGAGGAAGGCGAAAGCGCGTGGGCGATCATCCCACGCACCTTCGCCAAAAGCTGGGCACTCATTCTGTATGGGCTCGGTTGAAAATCGACTGCATTTGATCCGCTCAAAGTCGCAGTGCGGGCTTGCCAAATTTCTACACTTATCATTAGCGCAGCTAATTGGATTGCTGGATCGGTAGACCAATCGACATAAGTGTCTGCTGTTACTGTGCCAAAAGGTAGGACTGGATGCTCTACTGCTGGAGTGTTATTGTTGCCAGTAATGTTAAAGGTGATGTTGTAATCGCCTACTCCAGTGAGAGTCTTGTTGCCATTAAACTTTGATCCATTCCCGCCAATTACGACAGTCTGACCAACATAAAAAACCTTTTCTACTTTATCCTCGAAGTAGAGAGTTCCTGTTGTCGCTGTGTTGCTGTGTGCAATGTTATAGACAACATTAGTCCAGAGCATAGGCAGTAGGACTGCATCGGTTGCATCACAGACTTCTTGCAAGGTGGCATCTGGGTACAGCGTACCGACTCCGAGAGTGCTGCGGAGTTCTGCGACTGTAGTTAGTGCCATGATTTCCTTTCTAAAGACTCTAGGGAGTCAGAGGGCTACTGACCCCCTAGAGTGTACTTAGTTACCTGTTTTTATTAAGTTAGGTTGAACTTACGAACACCCTTACCTGACTTAGCAAGATAAATTGCCAAGTATCCGTAAAGGTTGATTTCGATCTCGCCTGTTGTCAATACGTTAACGCGAAGCTGTGTCTGTGGTGATTCCCAGACATATACTGAAGATGGTGCAACCAAGAACGCTGAGTTATCGATTACGCCAGATGCAGCGATGTTATGGTCAACGATTAGATCTGTGCCTAGTACATTTCCGCGAACAGATGTAGCTACTGCTGTACCTGCTGCGTTGTATGTTGCGCCCTGTGCTGAGTAAAGTGCGCGGCCTGTTGTGTCTGCGTATCCTGTGATAGCTGCCCATTGGTCAGTCGAAGCGACTAGCTTGTTAGCAAAGTCTCCGCCTGTACCCTTGTAAGCTGCTGCGCCTTCTACTGAGATGAATGATTGCAATCCAGCTGCTGTTGCTGCTGTAGTTGCTGCTGTTGTACCAGATGCGATGAAAGCATTTAGAAGTGCTGTGTCTGTTGCCTTCTCGTATGCCTTACGAAGTTCTGTCATCATCAATTCCATGAACGCAGGTGATGATCTGTCGACGAGCTCGAAACTTACTCTCTGGAGTCCACTGAACTTGTTAACATCTACTGTGTCGTATGCAGATGTCATGCCTGTCTCAGATGGTGCTGCGCCTTCGTTTGTGTCTGCAACTGTTGGAGCAGTATCAGCTGAAGTAGCGTTTGTGTACAAGCGAGGAACTGTGAAGCTCATGCCTGAATCAATAAGTGCTGCACGTGTTGATGCCTCAAATGCTGGACGGCCTGTGAAGGTATCTGTAATAAATGTGTTTAGGTGTGGTGCAAGTGTAAGACCTGTGTTTGTTGATGTTGAATCGTCTGCAGCGCGAACGATGCGGCGTGACTCGTCATCACCAAGAGCTGCCTTGATGTTAGCTTCTAGGTATTGTGCTGAAGTGATTGGTGCTACGCGCTCGCGCACGAATGTAGTTGCTGTCACTACAGTTGGGCGAGCAGCTTCAACCGCTGCTGCTTCTACTGCTGGTGCTGCAACTGTCTCTGGAGTATTCTCCACAGCTGTCTCGCTTTCTGTTGGTGTGATTTCTTCTTCTACGACCTCTGGAGTTTCCTCAGCCGCTACATCGATAACTTGAGCAGACTTAAATGCTGGCTCTGTTACCAATGAAACCTCTAGCAGTTTCGCAGCGGATACGAACATCACATTGCCCTTCTGCTTTGACTTAATTACTTCTACGCCTACTGAAAGACCTGACTGTAATCCTTCTTCTGCAAGGATGAGAGCTTCTGACCCACGATTAGATCGTGAGACCTTGAAAGATGCATAGATGCCATCTTCTTGCTCTGTAAATTGTGTTGCCTTGCCTAGTGGCTGGCGTGAGTCATGCTGATTAAGTAGCTTGACAGTCTTAGGATCTTCTGGAAGTGCGATTGCGCCCTTCTCGAATACAACCTTACCTGCTGAAGTGTTACCGATTTCGCCTGTACCTGCTGGCACGATCTTGCCTGAGATTAAGCGTTCTTCAACATTGGCAATAAGTCCAGATGAGAAGTGAATTACTTGGTTTTCCATTATTCGATTCCTTCACTGCCGTTAGGTGTTAGATCTTCCATCTCCATAGCCTGTTCAACTGTAATTAAGCCTAGAGATAACATCTTTTCAATTACTAGCAAGCGCTCCATTGGCTCTGTTGCTAGGAATGATGAATCAACATCAAAGCGAACAGAGTTACCGCGAGCAGTAATGTCATCCATTGATAGACGATCCTGAATTGCATTTACATAAGGCGCAAGGCTCATCGAGAAGAATTGCTTGCGCTCATCGAGCACGTTCGCATAAGTCATTGATGTGTTGGCTTCAGCTGAAAGCATGTAAGCAGGGATGTTGCATAGGCGAGCAATTTCAGTTGCTAGGAATTGCTGTGCTTCGTCATACATCATGTCTTTAGGTGAAAATGATGTCGGTTGATATTCAAGAGTAGATGTCAAGTAAGCAGTTGAGCGATTGGTGCGCGCATTCTTCCATGCCGCGAGAAGTCCAGCGATCTCTTTAGGATCTAGGTCAGCTCCGTTGTTCCTCAACACGCCCGAGGGCATCGGTGTGCTGGCTGCTAATACTGCTGCCTTACGAAGATCGATTGCAGCTCTAATTGTTTCAGATCCGCGTTCTAAAATACCTTCATCAAATGATTGAAATGTAATCAAAGATCCGAGACCTGACATTGGTACTGCAACAGCATCGATGTAATACTGAGTGACAGTCATGCCATAAAGATCAGTAGTAAATGTAACCTTGACATTGGGAATCCATTGGAAGCGGCGTGGTCGACCATCTTCTTCATACAATTCTGTAACTTGCCAATAAGCAACGCCGTACATAAGTAATGAATCAACAGTCCACGCCATAGTTACAGAGCGAGGCTGATTGATTGCTGGTTGATCAACCCAGACAGGATTGCCTAATTCTTCACCTGTCGAAGTGCGATACAGGTTAAGTGGCAGACCGCCGATAACCCCACTTAGAAGATTGCGGCACTTAGCGACAGAAGGAACTGACATAGCTTCGTTGCGTTGAACGCGAGGCAGGATGTAATTGTAAAGAGAGTTAAGATTCTCTCCCATAATAGAAGGGGCATATTGCGCTAAAAGCGATGAACGCTTATCTTCAGAGATTGCTTCAGTTTTGCGGAATAGACCCATAGTCATAAAGTGTAGCATTTGTCAAGTAATTAGACAACATGCTATGGGTGTGTCTAACCATAAATCTGTGGCTTAGGTTGCGGAATCATCAGCTTGCTAACTGCCATTGCGATTCCAATTGGGGCTGAAATGTCTCCAGCAGATTTCCTTTTGATAATACGCCAAGCCGAGTCGTTGACTTTAGCTGCACAGTTATTCATCTGTTGAATGAACTCTTGCTGCCCATTGTGAACTACTCGATGATTAACCAAGCCTTCTAACAGGTCTCCACACGCTTTATAGAACTGCTGCCCAGACACGTCCTCGACAATAACCCCAGAGTTGTGTAGTCGATCTGCAATGGTTTGAGTAGCGTACTTGTCAAAGCAGACAAGACGAGGCTTATAAATGTCACACCATGCCTTTATACTTGCCGCCATCTTGAGCTCGTCGATGGCTACTTGAGAGCTGTAAGTCTCTAAAATTCCAATGCCGATCCTGCCATCTGGAAGCAACTGACCTGCTACGAGCGAGCCGTTACGCCTTGAAGGACTAACATCAAAGCCGAATATTGTGTAAGCCCCGGGGCTCATAACTAGATCGCTATCGCTAGTTTCCTCTAAAATGCCATGAGGCCACGGGCTACTTAGAGAGTCGATCCATTGGCAAAGAGTTTCAGTACGCGTGTTTTCAATCGGTGAAGTAGCAATCGCTTCCTCAATCGCATCCTCTGTAATCGTGTAACCGAGTGAGGGGTTAGCCAAAGCCCATGCATCGCGGTCTGTTATCTTGCAGTATTGAGGTGCTGAGTACTCGTAGAATCCGAATGACTTAGGTGGGTAGTCGATGGCTCGTTCCCGTAGGTCATTGAGTACAGTGCTGAAAGCATCTCCCGCATTCGAGGTAAGAAGTGTCTGACTGTTTGGGTGAGCTCTAGTTGTAGGAGTAGCAGCTCTGAATCCATCTTCTGTGATCTCTCGGACTTCATCGATGTAGAGCAGTCCGTTGACTGAGCGACCTCGACTTCCGTCTCTAGTTGCTGCAACAACATCAAGCCTTGCTCCAGAGAGCATCTCAATGCTTTCAGTGCCGTTGGCGTGTCTGATTTGTTTAACGAATCCTTTGAGGTGGTCATTGGTCTCCAGTAGGTGAGTTACTTGTCGGAAGGTGTCTAAAGCCATGCTTCGATTAGAGCTCATGATTAGGACATTGGTATTCCACTTAATTAGGTGCGCGAGTATGAGCATCCGCGCTAGATGAGTCTTGCCGTTCTGCCGAGCTACAAGAATGAGGTTTGTCTTACGAATCCACATCCCTTTTTTGTCCACAGTCAACATATCTTTGAGTACGAATTCCTGCCATGGCAGCAGCGGCATGTTAACAATCTTGCATAGATCTAAAACATCTTGAAGTTTATTTTCGCCCTTGAGAAGTGGACTGTGAAGCCTTGGCTTCGTTGCCCCTCGTAGCTTCTGTTTTCTTTTTGGTTTATCTGTCATTAAATTGTTTTGGGTCGGGTCTTAAACGGACTGTCCAGCATCGGTTCGGACTGCATCGGGGAGATATTGCTTGA